TAGTGGGACCTCCCTTCCCCATGCCTAAAAGTAAATTCTCAGGTAAGGAACTCCCATCAATAGAAGATAAGAAAAATTTATTATATGTATTGTATATCTCCTGAATTCCTTTAGACAAACCTGTTGAAAATTTTCTTTTGTCTATAGAAGGAGATAAAAACTTATCAAACCCCTGATCAGGAAGTTGATTGGCAAAGGATTGCTCCATATTAACCCACGTAGAAGAAGGGGATAATAGTTTAAAGTTATGATTTATAATCTCTTTGGCAATGGCTGCTTTCTTGTATTCATTTATTTTAAAAAAGGTATAAACTTCCTCAGGAAGAATATCACGCCTAACAAAGTGATCACAAGCAGAAAAGGCTAAACTACCATAATCTCTACTAAGAAATGCATTACTTACCTCCAAACCATTGTAAATTCTTGTAGAGCCTGACCCTGCACAATCACTAGAATAAACACCAGATAAATTACCCGCACCGCCATCCTCAAAACTAAAACCAGAAGGATTAAACCCTAATGGAAGATAGTCAGGAGAAATATAAGTATTTAATATTCCACTAGTATTGTTATACAAGGTAGGCATATTAAACCCGTCTCTTCCATACCACCCTTTGTAGTTTAAAGTATTATAAAAATTTCTGCGTCTTAAAGAACCTCTTGGTATTCCGCTGGACGCAGGAACAGTAGCACTCGTATTAACCACTGAATTAGCTACATTATTAGAATATTTAGCGCCATCTCTTGTAAAAACAGGGAGTCCCAAATGATCGTGGTGACTTCTCGAATCATCAAAACTGGGGTAGAAATCCCCCCCTAAAGACGCACGTACCCCTCTAGACCAAATCCCACTAATCTCATAATTACCAAGGGCAGCAGAAGAAGCAGCAACATCTGGCATATTAAATCGTATGGAGGGACAAATAAAATCTAACCCACTAGCAAACTCTTTCTGCCCTAAGATGAGTCTCGTTCGTGGATCTGCTTTGGCAGGAGAAAAATCGTCAACTATGTTTAAACTGTCTAATATTTCGGCAGTTGTGTATAAACTTGAGGAATCTTGAAAAAGTATACTTGAAAAATCTCCAGCACACACTGTAAAATCAAACGTAGAAGATTTTCCATTCCATAAGGAAAGGTAATCATAATCATCATAATCAAAATCACTAATAATTTTAGCATAATTGGGGGGAAGCTCTAATCCAGACGTAAACAGTACATACGCATTTCCCAAATATAAATCAGTTTTACCTGTTCCAGACATTGTATAATTGAAAATATAATCATAGAAATTGTCTACATAAAGTCCATCAACACAAAATCTACTCAGTTCATCTTGAAAAAAGCGCAAAATATCTTTTGTTATAAGGCATTTACGATAAAACTTTTCTTCTTCCCAAGGGGGGATAGGGAAATCACGAGTTCTATAATTAAAAGTAAATCCAGGATCACCCAAAATAGCAATAGGTTCAGAAGAATCCGTAAATATTGATCCTGTAAACCAATTAGATCCTATATTATTTATTGGGCCAAAGTACCCGCGCCCATCATTCAAAATATGAACTCTAAAAGGCTCATTTTTTATAAAGAAGTGCGTTGGAAAGCGTTCTACAGCCCTTTTTAGAATATTATCAACAGCAGCACGAATAGTCTGATCTTTATTTACTGCGCTGTACCCACCTGGGTCAATACCATAGGCAAGCGCATCATCTAATGAGAAATCATCAGAGTTTAATATTGGACTTTCAGTTAATAAAAGATAATATATAAGATTTGGAATGTAAGATTCATATAATTCGGTTACAGAAGAACTTGTGTCAATAGGATTTTGAACAATTATGGTATTCATTGCCTCAACCAACCCTTCTTTTGTTCCTTTCTTTTTATAAAGCCTTACCGCATTTTTTATTTGGTTTCTCCAAGAAGTTTCATTATTACCATATAAAGACCACCCTAATAAATTTGCTAGATAAGGAAGAAACTCAGTAGGACAATCCATAATTGAAGGCAGAGTTTCTATTGATTCAACTTGATTATCAATATCTCTTAATGAATATGATACTGCTTGTAAGAATTTATGGAAAGGACCAGCGGATTCAGTAGTCTTCAAGGTGGTATTGGAATCCACAAATGTTTCAAGGGCATCCTTTACTGTCTCATCTTCACTATCAATATAGAGAGGAGAATAAATAACATCAATTAGTGTTTTAAGTTTTTCTAAATTCTGATTTCCACTTGTGTAGGTTCCAGTCCCCGAAAGAAATTTGTTTGGTAAAAACTCACTGTTTATAGAACTAAAATTTGAATAATTTTCCCACAAATATTGTTGATAATCTTTTAGTCCATCATTAATTAAATAGGATTTACCAAAATAAAACTTTTCCATCATAGAACTGGCTACAATAGTCGAAGGGTCTAAAACTGGAGCATCGGTATTCAAAAAATAAAGCCAGCTTAGATTATCAACTAAATAAGCATGCGTTGCGCTTGGAGTACTTGCATATTGAGCGGAAGTATCAACCAATAAATTATTTGAGTTCAAACTTATCTTGGGCAATAGCGTCCCGCTAAGAAAATCTAGGAACTCTGAAGACGTAGAATAATCTGTCATTTTTATGCCCAAGGGCTTTAAAACGTTTTTGTCAAAATCCCTGGCGGTAATCTTGGTTAAGTTATTCTGTTTAACAAAAAATTGGCCGAACCCCCCAGGACTGTTTAATGCGCTATATGAAGGAAACCCTCCCAAAGAACTAACATTAAGAGTGTTCGAGATGCTGGCGAGAGAAATTAAATGGCTATTTATTACTTCGTCTGTTATCTTAACCTGGAGGCCACTTACATTTCTATCATCCTCAAGATATACATCTGGAGTTATAATTTTTACGGCATCAACAAAATTAAGTTTTGAATATTTTCGTGCCATCAAACAAAGGTTACATTCACCGTTAAGTTATTCAACTGTATAACTTCATTAAAGCTCACTATAACATTGCTGTCAATATTATCAATGGTAGAATAGCGAATATCATTTAAATCAAATATTTGTCTATTTAAATCTTGTGGGACAAACACATCCCCAAACCCAAATCTAGAATAAGAGAAGTAGTCTGTTACAACTTGTGCAACTTGTCTTTTTATACTTTCCTCACTGTCATATAAGGCAGAATCAACAAACACTGTTACAATTAAATCTAATGTACGAATCAAACCATCTACAATAACAACCTCATCAGTTAACATTTTTTTGTCTTGCATTCCATCTAAAAGATTTGCTTTAAAATCAACTGTGGCTTTTTGTAGTTGGGTGGGTGTTGCTTTTTGCAAGACAAATACATCAATAATGTTTGCAGAAGAATAGGCTTTTCTGGTGGAGGCTGTTCCTATACCCGTTCCACCATTTGGACTTGAATACCTAGAAACAAAAGAGATATAGTCTCCTAATGTTACAAGTCTATCTTGCTGTTTAAATACTAAGGGGCCTTTTAGTTTTGCTGATTCAGATGTTTCTGCATCTACCCCACCCGTAATTACGCCAGTATTAATAATTGTACCAGGACCTACGTTTTGAGTACCGACAGGAGCAGTAATAGTTCCTAAGAAATTTCCTCTATTTCCCCCACCTATCCTATAAAGAACTCGATAGGTTGATGAATTAGGAGGAGAAGCCCCAGCATTACCATCCCCAAACCTAACCGTACCATTATACACTTCATCATAAAGAACTTCAAATACTCTATCGGTAGTGCTAGATGCAGCGAAAATATTATCTACTTGCGTATAATCTCCAGAAAGAGAATTATCACTTGATATAAAAACTTGAACACTATTTTCAATTACTGGGCCTTGGCCTAAGCTAATTGTTTTAAAAACTTGAGTAGTATCAAAAGACCCTGTTTCCTCTACAAGAGCCCCCTCAATGAAAGCTAGATTAGTCCATTGAATATTAGTACCACCTACAGAATCACTTAGAGCTAATTCTAAGTTAGTAGTATTAGAAGTTAATGAAGAAATTCTTCCGTTTTCTGTAGTATACAAAGTGTAAGTTACTTGCCCCCCATCTTGAGGAGAGGATATAGTAATCACTCTATCCTGAGGAGAGATTACTGGGTTAGAGGTCGCTGATGAATCCAAAGTAAACGCAGCATTTCCTCCTGCTGAGGTAGGACCCTTCATCCTAATACCTATTAATTCTAACAGTTTTTTAATATTTTTTCTATTTCTTGCCGTAGGAAGAAAATTTTCATTAGCCAAAGCATCAGCTTTAAAGGACATTACTGCTCCCATATAAGACACTAGCTCTGTAAACATTACAGCAAAATCAGATTCTGTAAAATTTTGGTATTCCTCAGGGTAGACTGCTTGCATATAAGAAAAGAGAGAATCTCTTAAAACCCCAAAGTCTGTAGCTGCATAATCAATAAGATCCTTTTTGTTGTCGTAGTTGGCCCCAACCTTAAATAACTTCTGAAAGTCAGAAGCGGCTGTTGTAAAAGGAATATTGGAAGGTAAATCGTAATTTCTAGTCATAGTGATAAAGTTAAGTCTGTTCGTTGGTCGCTTGTTGATGAAGTAATTACTACATGAATCTTTATCCCTGGAACACCAAACCCATCAGGGGAATCCGCAGAGAAAACATTAATGCTAAGAATAACAGCTTTTGGGATATACGCAGAAATCCCACCTATTACTTCTTTTTTCAGGTTTCTAACTAAATCCTCTGTAAGAGGTTCAAAAAGATACCTTCGTAAAGATAATCCAAAGTTAGGGAGCATAACCCGTTCGCCGCGCTCGGTTTTAATAAATTGACGTAACTCACTTTTTAAAAGTTCTAACCCTTTTGTTTTTACAAAAAGTCCCTTACCTGAATTAGTACTATCGTAAAGAGGAAATTTTACACCAAATACATCATCAGATTCAATGGTGTTAATTATCTCATTTTTCGTTCTACTTAATGGCACTGATCCATAAATTGCTGTAGTTTTACTCATACCTGTATGTTCTTAAATAGTCCTTTTTGTGCGTTATAGTTTTGAATAACCTCACTATTAGATAGGGGTTTCGAATAGAATTTTAAACTTCCCACAAACCCGTTTAACCCACTAGTTAATCCGTGGCGCAAGCCCATAAAGCCCCCTTCTTTCGTGGTAGAATTGATTGGAAACCCGTCTGTCCATCCCCCACCCACAATCCAAGGTGTGAAGTAAGTGTCATTGGCGGGACCATCACTAAAAGTGGTACTCCCTGCGTGTTGATTTACAGTAGAATTAGAATAATAAAAACTACTACCATCTGCTGTATCTGGAATTAGAAACGTAGGAACTCTAGGGGGGTGAGTAGCCTCTGAGCCAAAAACATCTGTTAAAGAAGAAGAGGCCATTTGTGTTCCATCTAAATAAACAACACATTTGTTTCCTGATACATCAAAAGTAATATTTAAATGTACAAACCCTGCCGATACATCTCTCATCTGCTTTCCATTAACCTCAGTATCATCACGAATAATAAATTTATTATACGTAGGTGCTCCCTCATTTGCACACTCAATATTAGGAATAAATTCAACAGAACTAGGGCTAAATGCCATTGTTGGAGCAATAAAGAAACAGCTTGAAGTACTAGTATTTTCAACGGCAATATCATGGTTTGCCCCAGGATCCGTATTAGACCCTGGTATTAAATAATTTTCTGAATACATTACTGGATCTCTAGTAAATCCAATTAATAACCCTCTGGTAGTATTTGATCCTCTTGCATCAACCAATGAGCTTACGTCAAGAAGTTTTAAAGCTCCTCCCATATTTTCGTTAGCCAAGAGAATTTTATAGTAATTATAATCACCCCAAGCGCCACCTGCGTAGGGTCTAAACCCTCCCCCACCTTCAAGACCGTTATTGGCACTGGCTCCATAATTTGGAATATGAAGCCAACACTCCATACTACAGCCTCTAGAAGTATACAATAAATTCATGAATTCATCAGTAGGAGGCAACCTTAAATAATTATTTGTTTTAGCCAAAGCGTAAGTATTTTGATTAAATTTAGCAACTCCTCCTAGAAATGGAATGGCTAACCCAGAAGTAAATACTGATGCTACCTTCCCCACTAATTGGGCATCTCCATAAGTCCCAAGAGTTGCACAATTCAATGTTTTATATTCTCTTGACGCAGGAATTTGTGTTTGGGGTCTTAAAAAGTTATAAATTGAAAATAGCTCATCACTAACAATAGCGTCTGTTAGAGAAAGGGCAGGAGCAGTAGTTGATGATACCGATGGACTAAAAACAATAGACCCCTTCCCCACAGGAGGAACTACAAGGGGATCAATTAAAACCTTTGATGTCCCACCATAATTAGCTACAAATAAAGGTTCTATAGGTAATACAACCTCGTCAACATCTCCTGCGTCAAAAGTAAGCTCACGCTGAGTTTCCAAATCAATATTTAAATTAATAGAACTTAAGAAAGAAAAATCATTTACAGGAACTTCCCCAGGGGCGAAAGAAACCTCTGATCCAAATAAATCTACTGATTTTACAGCAACTTCGATTTGCTTCTTTCTTTTGTCTATTTGCTTATTAAAAGTGTCTACCACAGAATTCAAGCTATGCCTATGGTTTACCATCATAGCAGAATCCATTGTAAAACCACTTTCTAATAGCTCAGTCATCTCGCCAGATACATCATACACCTGTTTAGTTTTCTGACTAATAAGCACATTAAGAAAATGGTCTGCATCATAATAAGCTTGTAAACTCTTTGTATTATCAACATGATTAATATCAAAAATTGTATCAACATATCTGTTTAATATTTCAGCAGAAATTAAGGTTCCTTTTCCTCCTAAATTAGGTGCATGATCTAATTCCCATTTCTCGCTATCAAGAATAAAGCCTACATCCGAGGCAGAGGGGATATGCTTTCCGTTGTACAACCGCTCCTGGGAGTCGTAGTATATGCCATCCTCTGATAAGATAAATAATCCTTTCTTAGACACAGGAGGACCAAAAACTAAGCGGAAAATGGGCTCATCTTCATCATCTTCTAATATTTCTGTTTGCCTTTGAAAAAGAATTACGCCAATGTTATCTTTAAGAGCTTGGCACTGATTAGAGAAATCAATCGCCTGCTCTATCTGCTGACGGGCCAACCCTAGCGCGGCGACTCGGGTGTTTGCAGAGTATTGATCGGTATTTCCTGCCATTCCTCCAGCACCGGTCATGGGAGAAGGTCCAGTATTATCCATATAATCCTTAAATTCTCCCAAGCAATTAGCTATTTCCTCATAAAGAGCTATCCCCTGGTTAGCAAGAGATTCCATCTCTGACAACGCCCCTGTAACTTTCGCAAGCTCGTCTAAGAAGCTTAAATCTAATCCAAACTTACTGGATTCAGCGAATAGAGACAATTTTCCAGTGGCAGTATCATAATCAAGAATACCCATTGAGGCGAATAGACCATTTACAATACTTCCAATAGCTTTTCTCGCTGCGGCTTGCCCCTCTCCAGCAGCTTTTGCCATAGATGTTAATACCTGAGAATCAATTAAACCTAAAGCCCCTGCCCCTAAACTAAGCATACATGTGGGGATCCCAAAAGCAGTATTTAAGCTTGCAAGAGGGTTTATAAAAAATTGAGGATTAAATATAGCCATTATAGTCTCCCATCCAGATTAGGGCCAGAAGTGTAGTTCATTAACCAAATATCGTCCATAAAAAACGGAAATACCCCAAAGAAATATTCATAATCTATTTCAACATTGGTCTTTCTTATTCCTATGAGTGCATCCAACAGAGTTGAATCAGTAAATGGGTTGAGTTCAACAGTTCCACCTTCTGAAATATTTGATTGAATCCTTACCGTTCTCCCTGATATATTTATATCTCCCGCAGATTTAAGGTCAATTCCATTGTCTGAATATAAATGAATTTTGTTGTTACTTCGTACCTGAAACGATGCGCCTGTTCCCCCAGCAAAACTTTGCCCCCCTATGCAATCAATAAAAACTCCATTACCATGATTTCTAATTACAATATTTCCTGTATCAGATTCAATTATAACATTTCCAGTTTCACTACCAAACATCCCTGGTGGGGCAAATGCCCCCGGTACGCTTTTATGAGACCCTGTGGAAAAATTTGAAATATTGATATTTCTTCCGTCTGTAACCCTCAAGGTAAGCTCACCTTCAGAGGATTCTATTATATTATTTCCTATTGCATGCAATTCTGCTCCTTCAGGACCGATTGTGTCGTTTTCTGATTCGAAATCTGTAAGTTTTAGTGTGGCTCCTTGATCCTTACTATGCAAATTAACCTTTTGAGTCCTTGTAGAATCGTCTAAAGTAAGTCCGTGACCTCGTGCGCTACCAAAAATAGCTCCTTTATTGTCCTCCTTATCAGTCCTATTATCACGCATCAACATGTGGTGCCCTAAGGGTGTTGTAATTCCATAGGACATACTTTGCTCATTATCAGCCCCATCTTCAGCATCATGAGGGCTTAACGCAACAAATTTCTCTCCCCCCAGATTATGGTCCTTATCCTGTCTAACAGCGGCAGGACCTTGAACTAGGTCAACTTCTTTATCCCAAACACTTCCTAGATAATAGTAGTGAACCCCCGTATCATTTTTTGCTCTGGCATATAGAATGTCAGTATTAGTTTCAGGAACAAAACCAGCGCCTGCGTGTTCTCCACCACCATAAAAACTAACATATTTAACACTTCTCCAGTTGTCCTTGTTCTTGACATCCTTTTTCTTTGGGCAAACAGTTAGCATACCCTTTCCTGTGACATCTTTTTTAGATATTATTGTCCCTATGAAAATTTCATACATAATTACTCGCCTCCTAACCGCCTTTTATCTTCCTTGATTTTTTTTAACTGTTCATTTGTAAGGTTACTTAATTGAAAAGCGTTCAAGGTTCCTTTTTGTTCCACATCTTTAAGTTGTTTAAAAGGAAGAACTACTCTTTTGTCTTTTTTAGAGTTAAGTGAAAACTCATTAGAATTATCGCTATTTGAACTAATTATCATTACTTAATGTACTACTTATATCTTTTATAACTGTAAACTCAGAAGTAGCTCTTTTTTTGCTTATTTTATGCCTAAAACCGACTATTTTATACATACCAGAGAAAAAATCAGCAGTTGATCTATCTACCTCGGAAGTAGTATTTAGCCTCGGGGTGCTTTTTAAGAATACTAGGGAGGGTTTTAACACAGTAGTAAACGCAGAATGATGAAACATGGGAAGTGTTTTTACTACCCCCTTATACTGGGCATCAAATAAATCCTTAAATAAAGTACATATTGTAATAACATCAGATCCATAATTCCTCTGAACGTTTCTCGATAGCCCCGCAGTCTCCATTAATATCATATCTCCGAGATCGTGACTTACTTGAGTTAAATTCAACTCTGGGTCAGTAAGACCAGTCTCTGAAAAAATTGATCCATAAGACCCACCATGTCTTCTAATTTTATCTAAAACCCCATAAATCTTTTCTATCCGCATTCGTGACGAAGGAGTTCCATCTATTGGCGCTCCAGCAGCCTGCCTTGAAAATGAGAAACCAACATTATAATAAATTTCCTGAATAGTACCAAAAAATTGATTTAATATAAAATTATCAGCATCAAAATTATAGGATAAAACATTTCCATTTTTGTCGTTTGCGATAAACCACGGAATATTCATCTCAAAAAGATCATCAAGCGCACCCTTATTTTCATCCATAACTAAAAAACTAAATTCATCGGGAAGACTTCTAACGAATCCTTCTTTACTTAAATCATAATCATTAAAGAAACCTAAAGGAGTCCAATCAGTCGGCTTAACTACTGCTTGAATTTTCTCAAAGTAACTATCGTTAAAAGAATCTGTCAAATATTTTTCCCTTGCGTGTTTCGATTTCCATTCATCGTTTCTACCCTGAAAGCGCAGCGTATTTGTTACGAACTCTCGCTTGTCGTAATGATTAATACCCCCAAACTTGCCTCCGCTTTTAATATCGTGTTGAAGAAGATTCCAAAACGGATCTAAAAAATAATCTACGTCTGTAGGAAGAGCCATTTTACTTATAAGGGGAACTCCTCTATCGATCTGCTCATAAATATTTCTACTTTCTAGGTTATGACCTGTTGCATGCATTATTTCCCCATATAAGTAATCTCTAATTAAGTCCTCGTCACCAAAAATAAAATACGCATCATCTGAAATATCGAGAGAAGTCCCCGCTAATCCCCCGCTATCAAACATCTCAGAAGGAACCCTATCTCCTGTAGAAAACGCTGCTGAATACCCTGCAAAAGTACCGCTTCCAAACTTTTCTTTGAATACTTTCATAACATTTACGTTCCCTTCCCAATGATTTGTTAAATTGTGAACAAGATCATTACTCTTACCTGTTATAAGTTCCATTAGTCTAGTTATAGGAGTCATAAAATCTCTACTGTTAGGTTGAACTCCGACAGCGTCCTCTTCTCCTACTTGAAAAGGAAGTTCAAGGGTCATAACGGCATCTGCGTAGTTTTCTATTGCATACGGTCCAGTTAAAAAAGGATCATTAATTGGAATCTTGGTCTCTTGAGGAAGATCCTTTGTATCTGTCCACTCACCAGTAACTAAATTCCTGACTGCATGATAGCTATACTCTTCTCCTAGTCCTGCTTCTGGGTCATCGGGAGGCTCGGGTAGGCCTTTGGGTTTGACAACCTTACCAACCCCAACCAGCCTGTCCCCGGTCCATGTGGCAACTTTGTCCACTATGCTGGGTCCCTCTCTTTCTTTTTCGGCCATCTTTATTCTTGTTTCTGAATCTAAAACATGTTCTTGCCTTTCCTCGATAACATACCCCCTGTATAATGATGGATCTACATTCGAACTTTCTCTTTCACAATTATTCCCCCTCAGTCCTAATACACTTAATAATTTTCTTTGTGCCTGCAACAGGGCTATAGGATCTAAGATCGCCCCTGGATCTTGCCTTTTAGGACCAGTCAGCGGAGGACCTTGGGATCCTCCTGCCCGATAAGGGTCGTAATGCGGGGATTCTGGGTCCTCGAAAGGGTTATAGCCTCCTGCGAATGGGTCTGGTGGTGGTCCTGTTGTTATCGTCTCTGGTACTGTTCCAAAAATACGCAAATTAAGTGCGACCGCGTCTTCTGTTTGAATGTGCTCTTTAGCATCCGACTTCCACGAAGTTTGCATTTCCGATGTGATATCCTTAGGAACAGCCCCTATGGCTTCCATTAATATCTGTTTTATTGTGGGAGCTAATAAACTATCAAGATTAGGTAAAACAATTATATGGTTTGGAATACCTATTTGTTTAAAATAATTAGAAATTAATTTAACTATACAATCATGAATAGAAGGTGTAAACCCACTCCATTTTTTTATCCCTCGTTCAACGCGACGACCGTAGCCATATTCTCCTGACTTATAAGCGCCCTTAATAACATCCCAAGCCAGAAGGGGTATTGAAATAGATTGAAAAGTTACTTCACTGTCTTCCAATGAGGATTTTTCGTCAAACATTCTATCAATATGAGAAGGAGTTAAATGATAAGTCATAGACTCTTTTTTTCCGTTATTTGAATACTCTATTTCTCCTAAAATTGTAGAAAAGGGTCCTGCCCAATATTTTAACTCGTCTCCTATTCCATAAGCAACAAATAGGCGTATTCCTTTACTATTTTTGTTAAGATACTCTCTTATTTCTTCTTCGCTTGAAGCTGTAGCGTGATCACCCCCCCCACGGAGCCCAACCCTATCGCGCAGCCACCCCATGAACCTATCGTAAGTCTCGCTAACTATAAGATTTCTACCTAAACTAGCTAAGTTCGCTTTCTGAAATTTTAAACTGGTTAAACGTTCTCCTAAGGTAAGAAAAAAAAGTTTTTTAAATATGGCTAACCCAGGCTCCCACGTTGTTAACTTTATCTTAGGTGCCTTGCTCCCCTTTCCTGTAGGGTTTGTAAAATTAAGTTCATGTGAAAACTCAAGAATATTTGAGTCAGAATTAAATAAAGCCACAGATCGTTTACCTGCTGCTCCACCTAACCCTGGATTGGCCTCTCCGAGATGCCCATCATCAACAGCGTTTAAATCAAAATTAAACTCACTAAAAGTGTTATAATCACTAAACCTAGCCGCAAGCTTAGGATCTGTAGTTATAAATATATTATAAGTTCCCAGCCTATGATCAATAAGCTGCTTTAGTTCAACAGGTTTGCCTGGATTTTCATGAGCCATTAATATAAATCAGGAATAAATATCCTGTCCCCAGAATTTAAATTTTCGAAAGGATCAAAATAAGAATTGTATTGCATTGGATACCACCAATAACCAGGAGAATCATAAAATATATCCGAAATATTATCAGGTCTATTTTTACAAAAAGGGGGAACTTTGCCTTCTTTCGAAGGAATTGCATTTAGTCTACCTAGAAAAGTGTCGTACTCCGATCCAACAGAAGTAGTTGTTTCTCTTCCTTTATGCAACATAGAAACCACCCCGTAACTATACCTGCTGTAACTATTATTGGTGCTATTATTTTTTATATTCATTTACTTTTTGGAGAAAAATCCTCCTCCCAAATTCCTGGCCCTAGTGCAGGATCATATCTTAAAAGATCATCCCAACCTTTAACTACATCCATATGGAGCACATTGGTACGGTCTCTAACATCAGCATTCCTTTGAATTTCAATTAAGTTTAATTGAATTGTTACTCTATTAGGCAATAAGGATACTATATCATAGCCTGCCTCCTCAGCCACATTAATTGAGTAAGATTCGGCAACGGTAGCTATATTGTTGTATAATGGTCCATGATTTATTCTAATTATAGGAGGACCTAAAGTTGGCTGTTGCCTTGAAGTGAGTGTGCTCATACGAATTAATGAAATCCAAAACAACATCATATCCAATGCTTGATGAAAAATCCCTGTCTTAGAATAAGCCTGTAAATCTATAGCAAGATCAACTTCAGGAGTGCTATTATTGGCAGCTACAGCGTTCGCGATCATTCTTCCCAGGGGACCCGTTTGTGCGGCTACAAGTGCATTTGTACCTGCGCGTCTACTTGTCTCTTGAGCCCCACCCTCAAAACCATTAAGCTTCTGTAGGAACAAATCTCTTTTTCTTTCATATGTTGATCCAGTAGTTTTGGCGTCTAACTCAAGAGTCTTCTTATTAAAAAACTCCTGCTTCTTTTCCAATTTAGTCATAGCGACTGGAACCTGTGCAAAAAGCTCGTTTGTTGCCATATAAACAATATGAGGAAGGGTCATATTAAACTCAACACTAATCTGTTTAGACTTAGCGCCAGTAAAACCTAAAGGATTACTTGTTCTTCCTAAAACATCATATTTAACTAAATTCGCAGTTTTCTTCTCAGAAATTATGGGGTTCTCGAAAAAGGGGCATACCCTATCCAAAGTAGCATGTGATTCTGTAGTAGGAAATTCAAATATTAGTTTTGATCGTTCCTGTAAGAGATTATCAATTCTTGTAGCTTTTCCAAAAAATGCCATTTTTTATTATGTCCTTGATACCTTTGGTTCTAAGTCCTTCTCTTCTACTGCGTCCGTAGTTTTATCTATTGCATCAACGACCTTTTCTAATTCACGGGTCATTGAAACGGTCATAGCACTATTAAAAGTTTGTGACTTTCTTACTTGCTCATTAATTAATAACCTAGAAAACTCCTCAAAACGAGACCCACCAGGATCTCTTTTTATTTTAGCTAATTCAACATCTGCTTTTTTCTTCTCTGATTCTGCAATCTTACCTAAGCCATCACCAACATCGCTTAAAACCATGGGAAGGAACGTTAATGCTGCCATGATCGCAATGCCAACAGGACCACCCATCATGCCAAGTCCCACACCTGCGGCACCACCCTTAAATGCAGTTCCTAGGAGGGCTGCGGTATTTTTATCTGTAGCAAGAGTATTGGCTGCTTGTGCGCTTAATTCCCTAAAATTTCTCATTTTCCTAGAAATTGCAGAGGTTATCAGAAAAGAAAGCAAAGCATTAACAACATGCTTTACAGGAATAATACTATTTATAAAACTCAGAACATGTGTTCCTAAATTTAATAGTCCTATAGCAGTTTTTCCTACTTCTTTAGCAAAGGGAGCCATAAAAGTTAATAAAGAAGTTTTAAAATCTTGCCATATATTCTCAGTAGGTGTTTCCACTTCAACTCTAGCGGGAGTTTGTTGCATCCCTCTAGAAATTTGTTCTGCTATCATACCAGTTTGACCAACAATACCCATTAAAACTTCAGTTTCTATCTTCCCCTTCCCTTGGAATGTACCAAATTTACCTGCTCCACCTGCGGCTTTTTCAACAAGTTTTTCTAACCCCTCAGGAGTCATTTGCCCAGCGAAAAGCTTATCAACATCTTTAAGAATATCTAATTTAGCTAACTCCCCAATATCAGCAGTAACAAGAGACTCAACAAATTTAGTAATATGCGTACCAAATGCTGGGAATTTCCCCGTTAATTCTTTAATTGCGTCTTGGGCTGGGAGTAGTCCTCCAGTAAGACCGAGAACGTCTAAACCAGCCTCTAATTGGCCCATAGCCTCAACAAGAAGATCAGTAGAAACTCCATACTTTAATCCTGTTCGTAGCGTGGATTGATTTAAAGCGTTAGTTGCTCTTAGATCAAGTGTACCTTGAACAATTAATTTTTTGTTCAGGGCTATCATGGCATCTGTATTCTGGGCCGTAATGGTCATTCTATTAGCAAGGAATAAACTTTCTTTTCCTACATTAAATAACCCCTCTTTTTGAAACTTAAATACTGACTCCAGTGAAGTTCTGAGTCCTCCTGGTAACCCTGCAATATTTTTTGAATTCTCATTGAGTACAGTTTTAAAAGATTGGTTAAAGGATAAAAATGATCTCTGTAGCGCAATCGCGTCTGCCGAGAATGAGCGTATAGATTTTACTAAAGCTAAAATAGGAAATCTAAGTGCTGCAAAGTCCTCTCCAAGCTCAGTAATAGATTTTTCTAAACCACGTACAACAAAGAATAATGGATCATAAATATCTTCTAGAGTCTTTACTTGCGCTCGCTCTCCACCCGATCCACCCCCTTCACCCTCTCCTACTGGACTAAGGTACGGGTATCTATTTAATAAATCATAAATCATATATTATTTTTGTTATCAACCATTCAAATTTAACTTATAAATGGTTTCCATGCCAATATTTAAAATGAAAGTCCTAAACTCGCTGGTAGGTAAAATAGCCTGCATCCCATCCTGAGATACGTCAGATTTTTTTCTAATATCAGCATTTTTCTTCGGATCTTCTAGCTCCTGGTACGTTTTCTGTTTGGGCCTAGTTTTTCTAGAATTAAGCACATTCGCAACAGCAGATAATATATTTAGGTCAGTTCTTGAATCTACCAAAAAACAAGACATAAGATCATGTTTTGTATTATTATTCCAAAACACTCCGTTCCCATACTTAGTACCGACAATCAAAGCAAAATATGATTTTTTAACCTGTTTTAAAGAAGTGTACTCAAAAACAACCATATCCCCTGCTGTTAGAGAAGAATAGCCTCTTGTAACATCCTGAGCGAACTGCTTTACTAATTCCTCAGGACGACCTGCGGGTAATTTATTTAAATTTAAACTTGTAGATTTGAACTTTTTCCAACCTATATCATTAAAACCTAAATCCCCCCTAAGCTCATAGTAGGTCTGGAGAAAGCCTGAAATCCCCTTCATTAAATCAAAAAAATCTCCAAATTTAGGTGTTAAAAATTCAAACATGGGTGTATTATATAATAATATTAATAATGTATACTAACGGTGATATAGAGCTTATAGATTTCATTGATTTAATCAATACTACATTGAGCAATGACTTTGTAGAAAAATGGAGATATAGATATAGTGAGAAATTTGTTAAACATTTTCAAATTAAGCTATTAAATTCATTAACAAAAAAGAAAGTGCTTAAAATAGATACCTTGTATAACTATTTAACGAAAAAATGTAAATACTCTAAAGAACAGGTAGATAATTTCTTTAGTGCTATAGACATAAGTATCTATTCCCCTTTAATACAAGGGACTAGAAAGAAAACATCTTAATCTTTCTTTTTTGCTTCTTTTAGCCTTTGCTCCACTAAAGTACCTTCAGTAAATACAGGGCATAAAGATTTATAAGAACACCAATTACAGAATTGGTTTCTCATAGGGCATAAATCAGCTTTCTTTGCTTTTCTAATCTTCCACACATCATCAACAACTGATTTTATATGTGCATGGATTTGGTTTGCGGTATACTGAACGTTTACCAAGGTATCAGTTACAGGGTAGTAGTGGGCAGCAACAATATTCTTTAACGGAATATCGTAAAGCTTATGAACTGCATAAACGTATCCTTTAAGTTGTGCATCCTGATAAAGCTCTACTTTGCTTTTTTCTCGCTTCCCAGTTTTATAATCAATAACTAAGTACCCTCCGTCTTTTCCTTTGATAATTCTGTCAATATAACCGTTCAAGGTTATACCATCGGAAATTTCAAGATCGAAATGTAATTCAGATATTCCTATTTCAGGAAAAGAAGCATTTAATCTAAGGAAATTCTTCAAACAAGGCAAAATTTTGCTCTCGTAGGAAGATGAAAATTTATAAGTATCCCGATGCTGCTCTGAAAGCACTTGTAGCCGCTCTAGATCAGTGGCGTCAGCCCCATCTTCAAATATTTTGTGAATATAGGACCCAAAATGAAGCGCATCGGTGTTTGATAAGTCGTAGTCAGCGATGCGCTCTACATAACGATAGCGATACTTAAGTTTACATTGGTTAAATGTGTCTCGCTTTGAATTACTGATTGTATTTATGAACATATGTTTAATCCTCAATTTATTAAAGACTACCTAACCGAAAAAGTGAACCCTGATTATAGAGTATCTTCTAATAATCTAGAGTTAATGATGCCTTCCATCTTTATAGAGGGTGATTACAAGAGGCATATGAGTATTAATTTGGAAACAGGGCTGTGGCAGTGCTTTAAAACGGGCAATGCAGGTAATTTTATTAAACTTTACTCTTTAATTGAGGGGGTATCATACAGATCAGCAGAATCAAAACTACTTTTTGAAGGCATTGAGTCTGGGAGGTGGGATCTTTGGGATAATCGAAAAAACTCACCTTCTGATACAGAGATTAAAAATTATACGCTAGACACCAGCGCCTTCATCCCCGTCAATATTGATAGTTTTGATGAAAACAACCAACTTGCCTTAACAGCATGGAAATTTTTAATGGACAGAAAACTATTCAACCTTGAAGAGTATTTAGAGTCCCCTTTCTACATAGCAACAGAAGGTAAATATAGAGGGAGGTTGATCATTCCCTTCAAAGATTACGATGGGGATATTTTCTTTTTTCAGGCTCGCAGCCTCCTCCACTCCTTGACTCCCAAGTACCTAAATCCTAACTCAGAAAANGGTGTAAAATCGAGCAATATTCTTTACCCTTTCGACTTTGAGGCTGATCACCTCTGTATCTGTGAAGGCCCAACGGATGCAATCTCGCTCAATTTACAAGGCTTAAACGCCACTTGTACGGTAGGTAGCACGATCTCAAATGTACAAATGCAAACTTTACGAGAGTTTGAGGGCAGGATTATTTTAGCTTATGATAATGACGATGCTGGGAACCGAGGTATTGAGAAGTTTGAAGCCTTAAGAAAAAAGTATATGATGCCAACTTTTTACGTGTGTTCTCCTCCGTTTCATTATAAAGATTGGAACGAAGCTCATGTAAATAATGAAGATTTATACGAATGGATGATGGAAAAATCTTACGAATACAATTTCGAGAACAAGTCTATCCAGAAATTATAGATCAACTAAGTTCAATTCAAACTCTCTACAAGAACCCTGAGCCGCTATGAGCATATCAAAAATTGTTGAGTTAACATTCCCCGAAACATCGAAATATGAATCATAAGCCCCAGGCATTTTCCCAGCCGCAACATTTCCTGATTGCCTTGTTCTGGTCTCCTCATCCCCAGTACGTACTTCCCGCCTAACAACCCCAGCCAATGAAGTGCGTATTACCCCGCTTAAACCTAAACCGCCAGAAGCATCATCACTGATTAACGATAATTGTTGGTACTGAGTCATATCTCCAGCCGAAGCGTTTAAGTAAATGTGCTCTCTAGACGCTTCCATTGTGTAATTACAATCTATGTAGTTAAAATCTACTGTCCCATCAGTAGTCTTGTATTGTGTAACCCTTTCATACATTATTTCAACATTTTGGATATGAATTCTCCAATTTGTAGTGGAGTTTGCTGAAGTACTACCCGATGTTGAAAACTGAGAGGACCCCGTCCCGTAGACACCCTTATCAGCCGCGCTTTTAGTACTTAAGTTGTAAGTGTATTTAATAGCCATAATTTAGTTCCCTGTCTAAATTATATAGAGTTATTCCAACTTTATTTTACGATAAAATACATTAAAGGACTTACTATTTTTTCGGAAAGCATCGTATACTCTACCTGTAGGGAATAAGTTCCTGATTTTGAACCTAATTCAGAGACATTAAGTGAGGTAGGATTACCTGAGGTTAAATCAGTGCCTGTATCAAAAGTATAAATAAGTGTATTATCTGAGGTTATATCTACCGTAGTAGAACTTACTACAGTTACCCGTGACGGTAGATTTTGATCCTCATTTTGCTTCTTAATTGTTACGGTAGCATTTGTAATAACAGAGTCCTTAAAAATATTTTTTATTGATTCATCTATGTTAGCATTTTCTATAGTGATCTCTGTGCCTATTTTCATGTCTACCTTTGAACCTAAAATAACTTGTTTATTGTATAGTTTATTTTTTGATCTTAATAGAAGAGGCTCTGTTACCGCAAGAAAAGTATCTTCAAATAACTCAAAATGATTAATAAAGGTCTTCCAACTGCTACCTTGCGCTAATTGGACAGTCCAAATATCAATGTATCGCATGGACCCAGAAGCTGTGTTTTGTATCGCGTTGTTGTTTCCATCTACCCCCGATAAATCACCACCAATTTGCCCATCTAATACACAAGCAAATTCTCCTGTACCAGGGAGCTTGTAAATACCGCTTATTCCGATACAAGCATCTAAAGTGGGGTCTACGTCAGGGTCATTAAACGTTTGAGTGTACACCCCCTCATTTAAAGACAAATCAGTTCCTACCACCCCCGTTCCAGTCACACCAAAAACCATAGCGGCTCCTGACGTTTGGCTTGAAGCCACTAAACCATTAGTGTTTAATACATTGGCA